TTCGACTCTTCAATTGGAGGTAATGTAACATCAACCATGCTTTATGATACTCGTCTCAAAAATACTGGTGCATTTCTATTCGCAAGAATGTTAAATTCTGTATTCATTTGTGTATAATATTCTTTCTTTATTACTCGGATGGTACGCTTGGCTTCGTTTAATTCATCCTCATAGTCATAGTAGGTAACAGCATTACGGTATACTGTCTCAATTATTGTCTGCCCGTCTATTGTTAGATTAACTGGTGTTACATCTTGGATATCCGCTAAATCATCATAATAATCATGCGGCACATCCAATGGATCATCTGTCAATAATGATTTATTGATTATAAATCTATTTTCTGTGGTTACCTGAGCTGCTTGATTTTCTCGTCTTACCACCTTCTCATAATGGTGGTATGATGGTATATTGGTGGTATCCTGTGTCCATGCAACCACCTCATAATCTTCTAGTGTTTCGCCACGATCATCTTCCGCCTGACTACGATACTTATCTGCAATATATTTCTGAAATACAGATGTGGTCAGCGGCCAGTCATATTGAGCGTCTAGCATATCATTGGCATACAATATCATCCAATGCGCTTGTGAATCGCCATATATCTTTGCAGCGAGTATTTCTGGTGTATCGCCATCACGAATAATGTAGCGAATATATGATGAGGAATTGCTTAGAGTTTCACGAATAATAGCGGTGCGGAATAAAAGGTTCCGAATTGTTTCGAAACTTGAATATTTAACACCTGATATCTGATAGCGAATTAATGGGAATTTATCAAAAAAACTGCTCATTCTTAGAATCCTTGGAGAACGCGGCGCTTGTGGACAACTTCAATTTCTCTCACGCCTAAGCTTAGTCTTGCTGCTACTGGATGGCCATTAGAGAATGTTGAATATACTCCCTGTGGTGCATAGTCTACCTCGATACGATCCAGAACACAGGTATTTACTCTTGGAATATTTGTATTTTCTACACCTTTATTATAGAAGGTAAAATCAAATTCAGCAGGCGGAATCCATGTAAAGCCCGCTGTACTCGAATCTAGTTCTGGTGCTGAATGGAATCTAAGGGTACGAATAATAGCCTTCATATTCTCGGATTCTTGCTCGTTTCTTGGTGCCATTAAAAATTCAAATACAAACTGGCGGAGATTTGTTTTTGCAAACATTACTTCAACGCGCGGATTAATTGGATAACCAGCCAGTCTTGATACTTTACCTGCCGAATCACCAACCGCATTGGCCAAAGATGCTCCTGTTTCACCAAATAATGCGCCGGCAACAAGAGCAGCAGCGCCTGTAGCTAATCCACCAGCCATGGCTGTCAAGCTTATTTCTTGAAATTCATTAATAGTATTAAATGTCACAGGATTAGGCATGAACATTGCTATGGATTCTTTAATGCGGCGAGTATATCGAGGAATAGCCAATGGTTCTGCTTTCAAAGCATCACCGCCTGTAATTGGACTAGTACCGCCTACATTTTCTGCATTACCAAAGCGTAGTGTGTCTACCTTTGAAAACTCACCTGACCTTGCACCACCAGGAAATAAATTCTGACCAAAAGCAGCACCGCCGTATGCTGTTCTGGCTGAACCATCACGCGCAAATACAGGAACATTGATATTAATTATCATGTAATGGCCAACATAATCATTGGCTAGATCAGCAGGAAATACGCGGTACCTAAAATCATATTCCGACTGCCCTAGTGAACTATCACTAATATTGTAATCTAAGGCATCGCGCGACCTTATATCAAGTTCGTTAACAACGGATCCTAGGTTTTGAAAAGCACCACCTACATACTGCCCTGCATCAATTAAATCTTGCCATGTGGTCATTTTTTTTCCTTGTGGAATTGTTTTCTATATATTTATATGAAAACTTATAAGGGCCGATATAGCCCAAAGCACCCTGAAAAATATAAAGGTGACCCAACGCAGATCATTTACCGCTCTGGTTGGGAACGCAGGCTCATGGTATATCTAGATGAGAATAAATCAGTTATTCAGTGGTCGTCTGAGGAGATAGCCATACCATATATATCACCTCTAGATAATAGGTACCACAGGTATTTCCCTGACTTTTATATAAAAGCCATAGATAAAGATGGCAAAATCACAGAACAGCTATTAGAGGTAAAGCCTAAAAAAGAGACCAAAGAACCAGCCAAGAAAAAGAGAATAACCAAACAGTACATTACTGAGGTAACTACATGGGGCAAGAATCAAGCTAAATGGAAAGCTGCTGAAGAATACTGTTTAGATAGAGGCTGGCAATTCAAGTTAATTACCGAAGACCATTTAGGTATTAAATAAATACAATTATGGCAAAGAATTACACAAATCAAGAAATCGGCGCATGGATGACGGGCAAGGCTAAGAGTGCTTCTGGCTACCGTAATAAAATCATGTCCAATAAAGAGCGTAATGTACCAAGATATGAGCCTGTAATAGGCAAAATGTATTTCTTCTGGTATGATCCAAAGCACAAAAAAACTCTTCCAATGTATGATCGATTCCCCTTGGTATTTCCCATTGAAGAATACAATGATGGCTTTCTAGGGCTTAATCTACATTATCTCTCATTCGGTGAGCGCAGCGCATTATTAGGCAATTTAATGAAGTTCCGTAATAATGATAAAATGAATGCCACCACCAAGCTCCGTGTCACATATGACTTATTAAATAAAACCAGTAGAATATCTAGTGCAATGCGCCCATGCATCAAGAGATATCTATTTTCACAGATAAAATCACCATTTGTAGAAGTTACAGCAGAAGAATGGGATATAGCCGCAAAATTGCCTGTCGCAGTATGGGTTTCAAAAGGATAAAATAAATGCCTAGTTTTCCAATAAACAATCAACCGACATTCCTGAGAATGCAGGACTTCTTTGCATATTCCTCAGCATTTAGCGGATTGGTTAAATCAAGTCGATTTGCTGTACAGATCGTGCCAAGCGGTATTGATTCATTTCTATCAAGACTTGGTTATAGCGAATTAATGAAGCAATTCACATATCTGTGTGAATCCGCTGAATTCCCCGGTCGTGGCTTTATGAATATGGATATGAGATATTATGGCCCAAACTTTAAGGTGCCATACCAGTCTGATTATCAAGAAACAGCCATGACATTCTTATGCCGTACTGATTCATTTGAAAGACAATTCTTTGATGATTGGATGGAAATAATTAATCCAACCAGCACATTCGACTTTGCTTATAAAGATAATTATAAGTGCCAGATTAATATGTTCCAATTCAGCGAACAGGCACAAAATGCCAATCAAACCGAACCAATAGCAACTTATGCTTGGACACTCCATGATGCCTGGCCTATTCTAGTTAATCCACAGCCTGTTACTTGGGCAGATGATAATTTTCAGCGTCTAGCCGTTTCTTTCTCATATACCAAGTGGACTCGAAAGAATAGAGATCCGCAGTCTGGTACATTCTCATTGGCTCCAAATTCACGCGGCGGTGGTGCTGGTTCTGGCGGAGGACCATTAGAGATTACCATACCTGGCGGTGATTTACCAACCGGGTAATATTTAATTATAAAGGATGAAAATATATGACTTTACCTAAAATTGATGTGCCGACTTATGATATACCTCTGCCATCAAGTGGCAAGACTGTTAAAATTCGACCATTTGTGGTAAAAGAAGAAAAGCTTTTACTCATGGCAATCGAATCAAAAGACAATGAGAATATCATCAAGACCACCAAGCAAGTAATCAATAACTGCATTGTGTCTGGTGATCTTGATCTAGAAAAGATGCCGTTCTTTGATGTGGATTACCTGTTTATAGCACTGAGAGCCAAGTCCATCGGTGAGAATATTGAGACTTCCTATATCTGTAATAATCTGGTAGATGGTAATAAATGCGGCGGTGTATTTGAGGCTGTTATTGATATATCCAATTGCGTCATAGAAAAGAAAGATGACATTAGCATGGATATTATCATATCAAGTAAGATTGCTATAAAAATGAAATACCCATCCTATTCTATTATGAAGATGATTACAGGCAATGAGAGTAATTTCCAGAAGAAAATTCGAATTATTTCTAGCTGTATTGATAGAATTACAAATGGTGATCAGGTATATTCAAGCAAGGATTACTCAAAAGAAGAACTGGTAGAATTCATCGAGGGTCTTACCAGTGAACAGTATAAGAAACTAGAAGAGTTTGTGGACAATCTGCCTTCTTTCACTATTGAAACGAGCGGTGTATGCCCTAAGTGTGGATTCGAACATAATATAAAGTATACGGACTTTACCCGTTTTTTTCAATAATGCTTGGCCATGACAAACTAATGAATCATTATAAGACTAACTTCGCGCTCATGCAGTTCCATAAGTACAGTCTTACCGAATTAGAGGGAATGATTCCTTGGGAAAGATTTATATACGTTGATTTGCTCAAAGAACACATAAAAGAACAAGAGCAGAAAAATCGTGACCAAGCAGCAACATTTAAAAAGAGAAGATAAATGGCATTTAATCTAGAAAATATGACCATAGACTATAAGAAAATGCTCCGTATGATACCATCGGATCGTGCAACTTTGGCTCAAAGTGGTGCTATTAGTGATCTGATATCATCATTAACTCCTGGTCAATTAGCCAATTTATTTCCTAGATATTACCGAGACAAGTTGCCAGATGTTGGTCAAGCTGTTAGTTCATTGGGTGGCGCTTTATCTGGCGGTACCAATATAAGCGGTAGAAGTGACGGCGGTGGTACATATTCTCCAAACACATCAAAACCTCTTAAAAGCCCTTCAGCAGAAGAAACGGCAATTCAAAATCTTCTTCATGAAGCTAAAGTTTTAGGGCAAGATGCAGCAAAGCCAGGAACTGAAGGGTTAGAACCCGGTGATCAACAGCGAATGAAAATGACATATGATGCATTCACGGCAGCTGGTTTCAGTCATAAACAATCACTAGCTCTAACTGCTGAAGTTGGTAGAGAGAATGGTTTTCAAGAAAAGTTTATGTTTGGAACACATAGCGATCCATACAATAATGCAACAAATCTTGGTATGCTTTCTATGCAGGGTCCTAGACTTACAAATCTAAAAGAGGCTCTTAAAAATGAAGGTAGATTTGATGTTAATGGAGAACTGATACGCGATCAGGAAACTATGAATGCAATGGCCAGATTCTACATGACTGAAATGCAAACTTCTGAGAATACCAAGAGAACTCAAGAATTTCTAAGTAATCCAGATATTGATCCTCAAAGAGCGGCTGAACTTTTAGGTAAAGGATACATTAGATGGCGTTATGATGATCAAAGATATGCTCATCACCATGATTATAGAAATCGCTACTATAATCAGATAGATAACATTACCCAACAATATGTTGAAAATATTGAAAATGCAGGAGATGAGATAAACAATCTTGAAACTGTTATAACCAAATTTGATCCAGCTATGATTGATCAGCTTGATGAAAGAATGAAGAGATGGTATGAAAATGCCGGAGAAGTTCAGAAAAAGAGATTTGAAACTGCATTAGAAAGATTAGGTGTGGAACGTTTCAATGAAGTAATGAAGAATCAACCAGTTAATAATGCTACACTACAGGCAGTTAGTGTTGTTGGTTCTTCAAGTGAATATGTATTGACTGATAAGCTTGGTAATATTACACCTAATTTGAGAAGATATGATCCTAATGTGGATGATCCAGGCGCATCAGCACCTGGCGAATTCAATTATTCTCTTTCTCAAGAGGGAATACAGAGATTTAATTTGGCCGATGAGACTGGAAGAATAACACCGAGTTCAGTTGAAAAAAATCTGGTCGAAATTGAAACTAATGGCGGCGTTAAAGTTAAAGTTCACAAAGATGTAGCAGAAAATACCAGAGCATTTTTAAATGGTTTGGAAGCTAGAGGATATCCTGTTAGATCAGCAGATACAGCAGGATATTCATTTAGAGGTAAAAATGGCGGAGCAGGTAGTGGATTAAGCACACACTCGACTGGTACAACTTTTGACATTAACGCTGGAACAAATTGGGGAACAATGGAAGGTGGTAATGGTACGATTGATATGCCACCCGACATTGAGAAATTAGCCAACTATCATGGATTCTCATGGGGAGCCAAATTTGGCGATCCAATGCATTTCGAAACAATGTCGCCAGAACTTCATGCTCAGAAACTAAAAGAACTTGAAGACCAAGGTTATGTACAAAGACGAGATGATAAGATAAGAGCAGAAGCAGAAGCTATAGCACAAGCTGATCCTGTTGCAGCAGCACAAAATAATATGCAACCATCTGTGCCTCCTACAGAATTGCCGGCAGTAGAAATTCCAACTGCAACTGTACCCGCACTATCAACTGGCGGTACTGTGGAAATGCCACCGGCGGTACCAGGAGAAGGTATAGCAGGTGTTGATATGAAAACCGGTGCGTTGAAGTTTGTGGGTAATGACAGAGAACTTTATACCCAAGATGATCAGGGTAATCTCAGAGTTGATCCGTCAACTATAAGACGAGAAGATCAAAAGGTTGAAATAGCCTCTGCTGAACCGCAGAGAGTTGAAACACCAAATCAACCTGTACAAAGAAGACCAGAACAACCAATGCCAGTAAGTACACCCGATTCAAACTTCTTAGAAACAATGTCTTCCGGTTCAATGTCCTCATCACCATCACAACTGAGAGCCTTGAACAGAGCAAAACTTTATGGTGATAATAGTGGCAATCTAGTCAACGGCCACTTCTCATAATAAAAAAGGGCAGCCGCAAAGCTGCCCTTTCTACTCTCACGCTGCAATTATTCGTCAGCAAGACCCTTGAAGTAGTTAAGGTCTTCATCCTCAGTATCAAACGGCACATCATCTGCGACAGACTTACGAGCCTTTGCAGCCTCGAAGTTTGGCTTCTGTGTCAAACCACTAATAGAAGCGGACTCAACAACAGGAGCATCAGCCGAACCGAGACTTGCGCCAAGAACATCCTCGAGCTTCCGCTTGAGTTCGTCGTATGACTTGAAGTTCTTAGGATCCAGAACTTCCTTGAGAGAATGCTCGGACTTCCAAATCTTCTCAAGCTCTGCGTCATCATCAAGCAGAGGACCAGGAGTGTCGAACGATGAGGTATCGTAGTTGACATAACCAGCGACCATCTTAGAGCGAAGCTTGAAGTTGGCACCAGACCAGAAGTCGAACGGGTTGAGAGGCTTGTCGCCTTCATACTCCGGATTCATGGCTGAGGTGAGCTTGTCGAAAATCTTCTTGCCGAACTTGTACAAGAAGACCTTGCCTTCGTTAGCAGGATTAGAAGGATCCTTCACCACATAGATGTTAGCAACATAGTGGAGACGGCGCTTCTGCTCACGGGCTTGCTTCCGCTGCCATGAGTTTTCATCGCTTGAAGCATTCCAAAGCTGAGAGTTAAATTCGGACACAGGATCCTTTTGTCCGAGAGAGGTAAGCGAGTTCTCAATGAACCACTTACCGGTAGGGCCCTTGAAGCCATGATCGAAATAGCGAATCCAAGGAAGAGCGTCATCGCCATCTACTGCGGGAGCAGGCAGGAAGCGAAAGACCGCCATGCCGTTACCGGCCTTATCGCGGTTGAGCTTCCAATAGCGTTCATCTTCCGCACGGCCTTCGCCCTGAGGTTGATTGATCTTTTCGATTTCCTTGGTAAGACGACCAATATCGGCCGAAGACTTCTTGAGGGATGCAAAGTTTGACATTGTATGTTCTCCGTATGACAGTGTATGTTGAGTATAATAGCACAGGAATCTCCCTGTGTCAAGTGTATATAGTATCTTCCACATGAGATTTCAAGAGGTCTGCGAACTTTTTTTTGTCTATCTGTGGAAGAATAAACGGCGCAAACTTCTTGGCTTTGAAACTAATCTTAGACCAAATGAAATCATCTGGTAGTTTAGCATCAAACTTCGGAACGAACTGGATAAAATAGTTGAGTATCACAAAGGTCTGATAAGATATAGATCCAGCCATCAGAGTCGGTATAATGTTTGGATATTGACTATCAAACCGTAAGGCGGGTTTGATATCTCCTATCGTCGCCAGTTCGTTCCGAAATACATAAGACATGGATTGATTGGTTTTCATATAGGCTTTTGTGTTATCAAAAGCTTCATCATCAAGGAGGTCACCAACCCATGTCTTATCTTTTAGTAAGTTGGCTACCAAATGATCCTGCATGTTATCGCAGTTTCGTGCCAACTTTTCAAACTGAAACCTATCTCTCCTTGAGAGGTAAGTTTCCTTGCTAACATGCCTTGTCTTACCATTATACTTGAAGTAATCGTAAGAGTCAAGATTAAAATGGTTTTTCAAAGCAAGATAGAGACAGAATGTTTCATATCCACTTAGTCTTGCCATTCGTCAATCCAAGTTGTTGGAACAATGTAACCACCACCACCGCCTCCAATTGAATGACTGTAACCGCCAGCACCACCACCGCCAGCAATATAAGTTCTTACGGGATTACTCTTCAACGCACCTGCCAGAATATCACCGAGAGTCGATTCCTTCTCTACGGGTTCCTTATAGCCACGCTCAATAAACTTATTCACACGCCATTCCTGAACATTCTTATTGTTCTGGACAATAAGATGCTTCTTGATAATCGCATCATAAATCTTGCGAGTGATGTATAGCTTGTTTTCAGAATATGAGGTCATGCAGTGGACATAATCAAAGTCATTGATCAAGTCCTTGCGCGTCTTATGCTTTGTGAAAATAAACTGAACCCAATGGTCTTTTGAAGTCCAAACTTCTTCGACCTTATCGTTGTTACGGACATAATCATCCGTCTTGTTTTGAATAGAAGGAGTCCATGCTTTCATCAACTCACGAATAGCTGTTTGCTTTCGCTCATGGAGATCAGGATAGGAAGGATCACCAAGCACAAAGATATCAATATCCTTATACTTCTCGCCTTGAAGTTCAGATGCCCAGCAACCACCAGCAATAACAATATCAGAGTTTCGCTTGATCCAATTTGGGAGCAACATCTCAATAGTTTTCTTCACGGCCATCAGTTGCCGCGTTTCATCATCATCAAAAACTTCGCTTGTGTGTGTCATAGTTTTTCCATAATCATAATACCAA